TATGGTCCTGTCACTTCTGTCTGCCACTCATCGTGAGGCCAAGTGACTAGCTTGAAGTTAATCCATTGACGTTTAGCTTTGTATGTCCAGTCAAGTGCTGCGTGTTTCATGATCACAGCCTCACCATTCTGTAACATACCAGCCAAGGTCTTGTGCTCAGATGGTACTGGCACCTTGCGTCCATCCAACCCAATGAAGTACCCTCGCTTTGCTATGTGAGGTATGATCTTCTTCTTGAGGTTAGCTAACCCTTGGATAGACTCCATGAAGTTATCGACTGCTTGTGTTGCCTCCTTGTTTGATACGTTAAGAATCTGACTAATTTTACCTGTACCTGCACCTAGCAGGAAGGCATAGATGAAGGTCTTAGCCATGTCTCTTGTTACATGTGACATACCTAGAGCCTTACGGTTTAGGTTGTGTATGTCAGTCTCATCCTCCTTCTTTCCTGACACGATAGCGTTAACATATTCCTCTGAGTTCATCAGGTGAGCTAGTACCCGTAGCTGTATGCCCTCAGCATCTGTACCTACCAGCCAGCTATCCTCAGGCACAGTCCATAGTGCTCTGAACTGACCGTCATACTTAGCCTTCACTTCCTCTACTGCTGACTTAGGTGTGTCATGAAACTCAGCAGGGATGTTAGCTTGGTTGGGTGCTCTGTGAGCCATGCGTCCTGTCCATGCACCAATGCCCATGAACTGCCCATGAATACGTGAATCGTCACCACAGTGGCCCAGCCACTCCACCAGTGAGGAACGTCTACCCTCAAGGGTCAACCACTCAGTTAAACGTTTGGCTCCTGTAGGGGCTGTCTCAGGCAGTGTGCTAAGGTTAGTCTCAGATAGAGTCCATCCGTACTTAGCAAACTTAGCTCCTCTATCTGTGGTTCTGTTCTCTGTCATACTCAATGTGTCCTTTGGTTTTGTCCACTGGTTTCCAACCTGCATCCCATAGTCTTTCGATACGCATCTTAGGTGACGATGGTTTGAACTTGACCCAATCCATACAGATAAGTTGGGCTGGATATGTATCGTAACTGATCTTGACCTTAGGGTATTTCTTTATAGCATCTTTTACAACCTTTGTCAAGTCCCCATCTGACTTTTTTCTGTACAAAATACGATTGACTTCTTCTAGTTGGGGTGGGAAGTCCTCTTGGAAACCATCCTCTAGCTGAAGCATACGCAGTTCGATCTCATCTAGCAGGTGCTCTGCCTTCTCCTTGTCGAAGAAGAAACCATTGTTGTGCATCTCCTCACAGAGGATCTGAATGTCATGCTCCACCTTGATAGCTTCTTGTTGTGTCTCATCCTTGAGTACAGGTAGGAACCTCTGATATAGCTTAACAGTGACAGCTACGTCCTGATGACAGTAGTCTACCATCTCCTGAGAGAACTTAGAGAAGTCCTTGAAGTCCATCTTGAAGTCAGACAGACGCTTACCCCAAGCCTTCAGTGAGTGTCCACCTTGCAGGTTGTAGTCAATGAAGCGAGATAAAATGAGAGTATCCAGTACTTTGCTAGGGTCAATCCTCTTGCCTAGCAGTCTGTTAATCACAGGTACATCAAAAGCAATGCCATTGTGAAACACAAACAGATCAACAGTATCGCAGAAATTAGCAAAGTCTATGCCCTCTTCTATTATCTTGTCTGGATTGTGAAACTCATAGGTCTCACCTGTGTTGACATCCTGACCACAGATAACCCAGATGCGGCTAGCATCTAAAGCATCTGTCTCAATGTCCATAGCTACAACTTTAAGTGTCATCTTTAGAGAACCCTATTTGTATTACAGTGATAGGCCACAGCAGTGACCAGAATAATTGTCTTCGTTTGTCCATCTGATCGTACTTATCCAGTAGATGAAAGACAGCACCTACATGCAGGTAGTGCAGAGCTACACCAAAGGCATAGATGACACCACACAGGGTAGGCCATAGGCTAAAGTAATCCATACTTCTCTTTCATTGTGAACGAAGCTGTGTCAAACGAAAGCTGACCTGCGTAGCCTGTCGGACCTACTGGTCTGTTCTTGGTGACCAGAAGCTTCGTTGTGTTACGTTCATCTGCATCCTCTGCCATCTTGTTTCGTTGCAGTTCGACAACAACGGATGCTCTCTGTTCTATCATGCGGCAGTACTTGACAGCCCCATCATCATTGGTGTGACCAATAGTTATGATACCTACGTTCAACTCAGCAGCTAGCTTGGATAGCCTGACAGCTAGGTCAGCTAGGAATTGTTCTTTGCTTTCTTCTCCTGACATGTTAGCTGCTATGTCCTGTATTGGTTCAAAGAATATGTACTGCACACCACATGCCTGAGAAAGATACCTGATATGGTTAAGGATTTCAAGAGGGTCATCCTCGTCATTGAGAAAGAATTGGTATAGCCTTTCATCTTTAGTCAGTTCAGTGATAGCCTCTTGTACTTGACGGTCCAGTCCTTTCTCTTGGATCAAGTCCTTTCGTGTTACGTTCTCTCCTAGTTGGTATGACACCAGACCTAGGACGCTACGTAGCTTTGTCTCTTCCATATGCCAAGCTGCAATGCGTATCTCTGGGTACTTACTCAAGAGTCTGTACTCTAGGTATCGCATGAACTCAGTCTTACCTATGCCTGTCTGTGCCTTGAACAGAGTGAAGTGTCCCTGCATCAGGCCCATGCACAGGTCATCGAAGTCTTGTACACCTGTCTCTACGTAGACGTGTTCCTCCGATGTATTGTACAGCTTTAGGAACTGGTCAGGTGTATTAATGATATTCTCAGGTGTGTACTTCTGTGCGTTGAACCAAGCGTGGTAGTATGAATCCCGTTCACCTGCCTGAAGGAACTCATTGGCATCCTTGTACTTGTCGTGCTTCATCCTGTATACTTTGTTAGGGAAGAGGTTAGCTATCTTCTGAGCTACTGCATTCCCTGCGTCATCATGTTCTATTGACAGGACTATCTTCTCGAATGACTTGAGCCATTCAGTTACGTTCTCCCATAGGCGTCTGCTAGGTGAGGCTGAAGGTAATGACACGAAGGCTGAGTTATATCTCTGGTGCTTGCACATTTGGTAGGCTGACATAGCATCTAGTTCACCCTCTGTGATCGTGACTATCTTACCTGACCCAGCATTCCATAGGTTCATACCGAATAGTTCATCTGACTTGAGACCCTTAGCGGAGAACTCCTTAGGGAAGTATCGTGTCTTGACACCACCTGAAGGGTAGACGTACTGCTGGTACTTCTCCTCACCGTCACTGTTGAGATAGGTGTAGCACCCGTAGAACTCCATTGTCTCCTTGGATATGCCTCGCATACCTCTGTACACTGCTGTCATCTTCTCAAGGTGTACTACTTGAGGTGCTTGTTGTTGCTGCCCTTTCACATCTCCTTTGTTCCAGTGCCCACTTATACCACCTCTCTCCCAATACTCACACCCATAGCAGTAGCCATGACCGTCTGAGTACCTAGCTAGGTTATCTCTTGAGCCGCACTTAGGGCATGGTTCATGTCCTATGAAGTGGCTATCTGCTTTCTGGTCTTTCATTAGTGCATACTCTCTCTTCCGAATCCATTCTGAATGCTAGTCTCGAACCAGTCTTCAACTAGCCTGTCCATAATAGACTTATATTGTTCATCTGTCAAGAGGTTAGGACTGTACTCGTTGCCCTCCTCATCGTAGAGATACTTGATCCTGAACTGTGGTTCAATCTCTAGGGTGATCTCAGGTGGCAGGTCTTTCCATGTCTCGTAGCATATGTAACCATCTGTCAGGATGTCAGCACATACTGTGAGCCATGTGTTGTCTGTTACCTCTACTTCTAATTCAGCATCAAATGTTTCGTGCATCATTTCATAATTCCTCTTGGCAAAACCCACAGAAGTCATTGTAAGATGGACCCCCACAGGATATACACGTTCTCCATACTTGTTTCTTTCTTAACGGTTGACCGAATGAGTGACCCACTGGTGGGTTGTTCTCACCGTAGTTACCGTACTCATCGAAGCTATGGTTGGCTTCGTACTTCTCCTTTGCTCTATGCCTTTCCTCGTCTGACATTGGACGAATCATAAGTAGCTTGTCAAGTCTTTTCTTTAAGTCCTCAAGTTTATTTTCTTGTTGCTTGATCTCGTACTCTAGGTTTTCTATTTCTCCTGATACACTCATAGTATTTTCTCCTTGACAACCTGACAAGATAGGTGTATAATAGTCTTGCCTTTGGGCAAGGGGCTATTAGTCATATACCCTAGGCCCATCTCCATTCTTAATTCTATCTATTAGGTCTCTCTCTTCTTGAAGCAGAGACTCTAAGTCTTCCTCTAGGAACTCCTCACTCAGTATCTTGTCGGAGTAGTAGTCCTTTGGTAGTTTATTCTTTACTGGTCTTTTCATTAGAAAGGTACCTCCTCATCTTCTGTCTGTGGTATCCACACTATATCATACTTGTGCATGATAATCAAGTATTCTCTTAGGTTACTACCCCACAAATACATCTGTGTATCCTTTCAGTTTCTTTAGTGCGTACCCTGCTAGTGTACACTGTAGGTATACCCAGAAGATAGTCTGCCCTTCAACCCCTCTCATGTCATAGCCTACAGATGCTAGTATTCCAACGGTGACTATCATTGAGACCCATGACAAGAGAGAGATTGTAGTCAAGTGCATCATGAGGCATTCAACATTGCTGCGATACGCTTGGCTTCGTTCTTGCGTACAGGTAGGATATTGAGGTCAACCAATACGTTGATGCGGTACATCACACGGGTCTCTAGCTCATTCAAGTCAGAGGCAATCTGTCTTGTTGTCTTGCGGTAGTAGTCCTTGACCAGTGCTTGGTCGATCACTTCATAGCCTGTGCGGTAGGTGAAAGGCTTTGCTCTCTTCATGTGCTTTGTGTATGCCTTGTAGATTGTAGGTGTCAGTTGGTTTGCCATTGTCTTTCTCCTTTTGTGTTTAGACAAGTTTAGTTAGATCATAGTTTAGTTTAGTTGTCAAGCTTAAATGTTGTGTTCACGTTTCCATGTTGTCCATGTGATAGCCTGAAGCTCATGAGGCTTGACGCCTACTCGTTTTGCAGCCTTGACATATGCCACTTGCATTGTACGGTAGACTTTCTTACCCATATTTGTCTTGTCACTGGTCAGTCCTTGACGTATCCCAAGTGCTATGTTGTAGGCATGACCGTCAATAGTAACTTCGTCAAGTCCTCTTATGTTAGAATAGAATGACCTGATTTTCTGCCCATTGAGTCTGGTCAGTATGTCTTCATCCTCTGTCAGGTCGTCTTCTAGGATAGACCAAGCCTTAGCCTTCATTGTGTTGTAGCATGAGACCTTGAAGTCAGTCAAGTCTTCACCCTTGACCCATGCCCAGACCATACGTTCTGTGTCCTTGACGTTACGTTCCCATTTGTTGTTGGGTGACAACGCAGCCATGACACCAACCACGGTATTTAGGTTGACCCCTGACAGGTTGGATATGATAGAGGCATATCGTTTGGCACGATCATACCATTCCAGACCATTGGCAACGTCATCTGCGGTTGCCCTGCGGTATACCTTGAGTATGTTCCTTATGTGTTGTGTCATAACTAGACCCTTCTGATTAGTCAAAGAAGTTACCTTCTACCCACTGGTACGTGTTAAACTTTGGTGTTGGAAACCATGCCCCGTCCTTGAACTCTGGATCAGGCCATAGTAATTCCTTGTTCGCTTCAACCATTGCATCACCCTTTTCCATTGTCAAGGGATATTTGACTTGCTTGTCTTTGTAAATGAATGTGTGCATTTGTTTTTCTCCTTGAGTTGATTGACAGAGATACTTTAAGTAAGTACCTTTGTCAAGCAACTAGACACACTCACCCCAACTTTGACGGGTTGATTCAAGTCACCGTACTACAGCCCCGATTTGGACTCTGTCCTTGGCAAGTCTTTTGTGCCTAAGTTATCTTTAGTCTTTCAGACAGTTTAGAGTGTGTCAAGCACTTTCTTTAGTTTTGGTGTGTGGTCTTTTATATCTTGCCCGAATACGTAGACCACAGACGCTTCAGACAGTTGCCCTATTTCTAGTACCGTATAGGGACGGTATTCTGTATTGTGCAAGTCTCTTTCAAGAGTGCTGATCGCTTAGGACGCTGAAACTCTGCTAGGTCTTACCTTGTGCGATTGTTTCTTGTCGCTGTCGATGAATACAGATAAGCACAAGAAAAACAAAACCACAAGAGAAAAAAAGGATAGGTCCAGTTAGTCCAAACGGATAGGTCCAATTTATATTATAATGTGTAACAGGACAGAACCTAGAAAATTATACTAAAGGATAGCCAGGGAATATACCAAAGTATGTAATGTTATCAATGGGGTAGCATTGGAGAGGCTAAGGTATGTGCATTTCCCATATGCAATACCTAAGCTATACCAAAGCTGTACCAAAGCCAGCCAAGCAACACCAAAGGATAGCCAAGGTATAGCCAAGGTGTAGCCAGCGTGATCACAAAGGGTAGGGGGCCTAACTTTTTGCGGGGTGCTTGGGGGCAGCACGAGGGGGTGCGGGGGCATCCGCATGTATGTACAATGCACCTACAAATTTTCTCACTAAAATTCTCCACATGCAAAAACCAAAAGCACACCAAGGTTTTACCCAAAGTGTGCTCTACAACCATACATAGGCTGATCTGTAGTTGTCCTTAGTTAGCTAATAAGAATAATAATACTATAAGTAATATATACTCCCCGTAACTGCCAAAGTTATTATACCATGTTTTGTCTAACTTGTCAAGCCTTACCTTACGTCAACTAACTTTTTTTAATTTTATTGAAATTAATGCTTGACATTTGTTTTAAAGTATGGTATCATTCTAACTATGATTATTGAAAAGGCATGAACCATGATGTTTTCTCCTAGACAACTAAAGAATGCCAGTGGTAAGTTTCTCACTAAGAGTCTCTTCTATGAGTTATCTTATATAAACCCTAAGCACTCTATCTTTACTCTTAAAGATACTGACATAGAGTTCGAAGGTAAATCTCTAGTCTCTTTTCCTAAACTTTACCTAGCTTTAGTCTCAGGCGATCCAACTGAGTACGAGTTTTCTCAGGTAGTCTTTGGGTCATGGGAACACTGGCAAGCTATAGCTAAGTCACCTTTCGTTAAGCCTTACATCAATAAACTTCGTAAGGAAGTAGAAGTAAAAGTAAGGTCAGATGCTATCAAGGCTATAGCTGAAGAGATGAAGTCAAACGGAAGGAGTTCCTTTAGTGCAGCTAAGTTACTCTTAGAAAAAGGTTGGCTAGACAAAGATACGGCTTCTAAGGCCAAACAAAAACTAAAACAAAAGGAAGAGGAGGAGATGAACAAAGAGGCTCTGTCTCTTCTTTCAGAGGATGCCAACAGACTAGGGATCAAGGTAAACTGATATGGCTAAAAGACCATCTATTAATAATATAGCATCTGGCTTTACATCAACGACTACACTTAATTCTAACTTTCAGTCGTTGCAAGCTGGGTTCGATAATGTTATTTCATTAGATGGTAGTACACCTAATGCTATGCAAGCTGACCTAGACTTAAACGGTAATGCTCTTCTTAATGTTAACGAAATCTACGTTAATGGGACTAATATACTAAATGTCCTAGATAACGTAACTGTAAGTATAGCTTCTCCTTCAGGGGGAGAAGACGGTGACATCTGGTTCAAAGTAAGCTCGTAAAAGGAAACACACAATGGCAGCTTTATCTGATCACGCAGAAAACCTTCTGCTTAACTTTTTAATGACCTCTGGGACAGCAACTCGTCCTACAGCTTGGTATGTAGGTTTATTTACCGCAGCACCTAATGATGCAGGAGGAGGAACCGAAGTTTCAGGAAACGGGTACTCTCGTCAAGCAGTTAGTTGGGATACAGCCTCAGGCACAGGTGGTACAACATCTAACTCGACTGCTGAGACCTTTACAGCCTCAGGCGGCGATTGGGGTACAATTACTCACATAGGCATCTTTGACGCATCATCAGCAGGTAACTTGTTGTGGCATGGTTCTTTAACGGCTTCTAAAACTATTAACGATGGCGACAGCCTTGAGTTCGCAATTGGTGCAATTGATCTAACTATCGCATAAAAATGGTAAAGCTGGTCAACAGGGCAAAGATGTCCACTAGTACTACAGGCACTGGTACAATTACATTAGGTAGTGCAGAAACGGGCTACCAGTCTTTTGCTGACGCTGGTGTGTCTGACGGAGATACTGTCAGATACACTATCGAAGATGGTAATGACTGGGAAATTGGTTCAGGGGTCTATACGTCCTCTGGGACCACTTTAAGTCGTACAGTTTCAGAAAGTAGTAATTCTGGTAGTGCTATTAACCTAAGTGGATCAGCAAAAGTTTTTGTTACGTTAAGTGCTAAAGATATTGGCTTAACAACGCATACAAATCAAGCTGCGTTGATCTCTGCTGATACTTCGTCAGCCTACACGGAAGGATCACTTCATTTCGACCTTAACGCAAACGTGCTGTATGTAAAAATAGGCAGTGGTGCAGGTGACGGATTTTATGCGGTCGCAACTGTTGAAAATACAGCGCCCACTATTAATACCTTCTCTGAGAATACTGGTGGTGCAGGGGCTAACAACCTTACGGCTGACGGCACATTTACTCTTACCGCTGGTAGCAATACGGTTATTACAATAAATGCCACAGATTCTAACTTAGAAACTATCAGCTACTCCGCAACAGTCACAAGCGGAACGGCGACTGACGTATTTAGCTCTCCTAGTTTCCCCGTAACAAATCAAAGCAGCAATGTATTTACGCTGACGCCCGTAACTTCTGGAACAGGCGGGATTGTGACTATTCGTTTCGATGCAAGCGATGGAACCAACGTAGCGAATGTAAGCCACAGCTTTGAGATTGCTTTTATTATCGCTGATAGCCACTACACGACTTTGTTAATGGCGACTGATGGGTCTGCTGGCGGCAACTCAACAATTACTTATGACACAGGATCAAGCACTGGTAACAGCCTAACAGTAGCTGGCGATGCTCACGCAGGTACGTTTAGTCCTTATCGGCAGGGTGGGTACAGTGTTGAGTTTGTTGATGAAGGGTTCGCTGGTTACGGTCTTCAGTTGCCCGACACTACTTTTAATAACCCTTCGACAACCTTTACTATAGAGGCGTGGGTATATCTGAAATCTTACTCAAACAACGCTACAGGACACTACAACAGAGCGATTATGGGTAAAGGTGCGACTTATCTAAACTTTGGTGTAACGTCCGACTATAAGGTTCAATTATATCATTATGACGGAACTGCACGTTATCCAAAATCTACTGGCACCGTACCACTCAATGAATGGACGCACGTTTGTGCGAAGGTCGATAGTGGCTCAATTACATTTTATATTAACGGAACAGCAAGTGGTACTGAAACGTGGTACGGCCTTCATTCTGGGCATGTAAACACAACTTTTTACGTTGGGATGACCCCTGATAACAATGGGAATGCAGATAAATGGTGGGATGGTTATCTTTCAAATGTTAGATTTGTAGACGGTACTGCAATTACGCCTTCATCTGGCGGTAACGATGCTCTTGATCCAACGACTGCAAATACAGAGTTTCTCCTCTGTGCAAGCAATAGGTTTGTCGATAGCAAAAGCACTTCGCCTTTAACGGTTACGCCTTACCGTAATCCAAAAATATTGCCAATAAGCCCTTACGATTACGATGAATACAACGAAAGCACTAACGGCGGGTCTGTGTATTTTGATGGGAATGACGATTTATCTGCTACTCTTTCTTCGGCAATCGGCACTGGCGACTTTAGTATATCTGGGTGGTAT